ATGGAAATGACACTTCTAGATACATTAACCTAGGATTAAACAATAGTGGTTATAGTGATGCAGGATGGACTATATCTGGCCCGCGTGACGGTTACTTGTTTGTAGCAAATAACAGTCTTACAATAGGAACAGATTCTACGGGAACTACAGTTAAGGTTCATGTTGGGGGAACATTAGAAGAAAATATCGTTGCTACATTTAATGAAGCAGATACACAAGCCACATCTACTAATACTGGAGCATTAGTTATTACCGGCGGTGTCGGTATTAGTAGTAACTTGTATGTCGGCGGTGAAATTATTGCCGAAAGATTAACAATCCAGTACACAACTGTTACAACCACATTAGTTGAAACTGACGATATTATTAAAACATCAAATACAACTCAATCTACTAACACTACTTCCGGTGCTTTACAGGTTGCAGGTGGAATAGGAATTGGCGGAAATGCACATATAGGCGGCAATATTGTAGTTAAAAATACTGCAATTGTTGGAGATGCTACAACAACCAGTGTATTGACTTCAGCAGTGGCCTTAGATTCATTTGCTGCTAATACATATAGAAGTGCTCAATATATAGTTAGTATAAGCAATGCAGGGTTAGGTGAATATCAAACTTCAGATGTGTTAGTAGTTCACAATGGAACAAATAGTTTTGTACAAGCAACTTCTGTATTTTCTGGAAATAAAATTATAATGAATTTTAGTACAACAATTAGTGGAGGTAATGTATTGTTGCAAGGAACAGGGTCCGGTACCGGTGCTAACGCTAACATAGTAAAAATTCAAAAAACTTATATAACAATATAAATTATAAATATAACTGATCGCTAATAGGGAGATATGGAACTGTGGCATCAAAATACTTTTACGTACATAACGGCCTCACGGTCGGTGATTTAACAATTGATGCTGAAACAGGCAATGTAATAACAACCGGAACTATTACCGCGACTAATTTAAATGTTGTAGGTACCCTCGATGTTAGTACATCAAGTTTCATAAATGGTTCACAGATATTATCTACTGCTGATTTAATTCCGGTTATCACAACTGCAACATATATCACTAATGATCCTACTAGTCAAGCAGGATTGTCTACCCTTGCTGGAACAACTGCTACTTATGGTACATATAATTTTGGCGATGTTAATAGTGTTAGCACATTCGGCGACTACAATACAGCAACCAATGTAGGATTTTATAGCATTAACGATGCTTCCGGAGCACCGGGATATATTGTTTATGTAGGATTTACAGGTGTTACTGATTTTAGTAGACTAGTTGCCAACATAAATTATACACAAAATTCTGGGCATACTGTCTATGTTGACCTTTACAACTATACATTGGCACAATGGGATACATTTACAACATATTCTGGATTAGCAGGGTGGTTCCAATTTGCATTAGCAACTATTAACTCCGCTGAATATATATCCAGCGGTAATGTTACTGCTCGATTATATCATATCTCAAATGGTACAACAAGTCATAGAACTTGGATTGACTATATAGCATTAGAAAAAAGTATAACAGGCGGTCAAGGCCCTAGAGGTGCAACAGGAGCAACTGGTAGTAGTGGATTTAGTGGATACTCAGGAGTAAGTGGTTACTCTGGAATTAGTGGTTATAGTGGATTACCGGGCACATCGGCGCAGGGTAGAATCTATTATATGAACTCAGATATGAGTGACGTATTAGATTACGAAGAGTGGACATTATCTCCTTCACTTAACCCTGAAACTACAATGAGTACTACTGCTACTTTTAGCACTAGTACAGAATTTCCTATAGTGACATTCGTTACTGTTTCAGGACAGCCAAATGTTACTGAAATTCCTGTAGGACAAATTAAATGGAATTTGTGGTTACATGTAAGTGATGCTGCAAATACTAGTACATTTGTTCTTGAAATTTATAAATTTCCTGGAACAGTAGACGGATCTTTTTGGACTACTCCTGCTGAATGGCAATCAAGTGCCACATCGTTGTTTAGTTTTGAAACCGATGATATAGATGCATTAACTCCTACATTATTTGAATATACACAGTTTATAACATCAGCGATACCATTAGATGTAACTGATAGAATTGCTACAAGAGTTTATTTTAAAACATTATCAACAGGAACAGTAACTGGTTATTTGACTCACGATGGAACTATTCGACAGAGTTATGTAACTACACCGATTACAGTTGGCTCACAAGGGGCTAGCGGTTACTCTGGTATAAGTGGTTATAGTGGCTATAGCGGATACTCAGGAATAAGTGGTTATAGTGGTATTAGTGGCTATAGTGGTATATCTGGTTACTCGGGAATAAGTGGTTATAGTGGTATTAGTGGCTATAGCGGATACTCAGGAATAAGTGGTTATAGTGGTATTAGTGGCTATAGTGGTATATCTGGTTACTCTGGTATTAGTGGCTATTCGGGAATTAGTGGCTATAGTGGTATATCTGGCTATAGCGGATATTCGGGAATAAGTGGCTATAGTGGTATATCTGGCTATAGCGGATATTCGGGAATAAGTGGCTATAGTGGTATTTCTGGCTATAGCGGATATTCGGGAATTAGCGGCTATAGTGGATATTCGGGAATAAGTGGCTATAGTGGTATATCTGGCTATAGTGGATATTCGGGAATTAGTGGCTATAGTGGTATATCTGGCTATAGTGGTATATCTGGTTATAGTGGTATATCTGGTTATAGTGGATATTCAGGAATTAGTGGCTATAGTGGTATTAGTGGATATTCAGGTATTAGTGGATATTCAGGTATTAGTGGCTATAGTGGTATTTCTGGTTATTCAGGTATTAGTGGCTATTCGGGAATAAGTGGCTATAGCGGATACTCCGGAATAAGTGGCTATAGTGGTATATCTGGTTATAGCGGTTTGATATCTAATCCATTTTCAAATATACTTACAATTACAAATACAACTCCAGTTAGTTCAACTGTAACTGGTGCATTGCAAATTGTCGGTGGGTTAGGTGTAGGCGGGGGCGGCTTTTTTGGCGGCGCTGTTACTGCTACTAATATGTTTATTGGTCCTTGGGCAGTTAGTACAGGTTCTGGCGGCCCCGGCGGAACATTTGACGGTGGTACAATTAATACAGCACTAGTTATTAATAGTTCAACTCAAGCCACATCTACTATAACAGGTGCTTTACAAGTAATAAACGGTGGTGCAGGCATTGGCGGTAATTTATATGTCGGCGGTGTAGTAGTTGGCGGCGGCGTAAGAACAACCTCAAGTACCACTGCACCTACCAATCCCACAGTAGGTGACATTTGGTATGAAACTGCTAATGATGTTGTTTATCGTTATACCAATGATGGTACGACTAGTTATTGGATTGATATTACGGGTCCAACATTAGCCGCAGCAGTATCTCAATATGCCACATTAACCGGTGTTGAAACATTAACTAACAAGCGTGTTACACTGAGAGTTAGCAATAATGGTGCCACAACATCTGGCACAATTACTCCCACAGGTGATTCTAGTGATCAGTATGAAATATTAGGCCTAACTGGTGGTATTACTTTAGCAGCACCTAGTGGAACACCTACTGCTGGACAAAAGTTATTGTTAAGAATTAAAGACAATGGTACAACTAGGACCATTGCTTGGACTACAAGTTCTGGAGCATATAGAGCAATTGGAGTAATTTTACCTACTGCTACTACTGCTAATAAAAATATCTATGTGGGTTGTGTTTATAATTCAACTGATGTGTTTTGGGATGTTGTTGCTTACAGTGCCGAGGCATAATTATGGCTACAGTTATTATTGCTATTACTGATACTGCACTTACAACTTGGACTGTTCCGCTTGATTGGAATAATACAAACAATTCGATTGGATTAGTTGGTGGTGGTGGTGGTGGACAATCAGGCGGAAATGGCAACGGAGCAGCAGGTGGCGGTGGCGGTGCGTACACTAGCGCAATCAATGTTACATTAACACCTGGTGCAACTTATTCTATTAGAGTCGGCACTGACGGTTCTCCTGGTACAGCAGGTGGATCTACTTGGATACGAACTGATAGTCCGTCGAATACAACTATTCCCTTAAACGGTACCCAGGGAATACTAGCAGGAGGCGGGCAACCTGGTGCTGCTTTAACTGGTGGAGCAGGTGGCACTGGATTCGGAGGTAGTGTTAATAACTCTGGCGGAGCAGGCGGAAATGGAACCAGCGGAGCAGCAGATACAGGTGGTGGCGGTGGAGGTGCCGGCGGCATCGGAGGTGCTGGCCTTAACGGAGGTGCAGGTGACTCTGTTAACGCGGGCAACGAAGGCGGTGGTGGCGGTGGTGGTGCTGGCGGCACATTAAGTTCTGCAGGTACAGCAGGTACAACGGTGGGTGGTAACGGAGGAAACGGCCCAGGAGGTACAGGAGGTGCCGCAGGAGCAACTGCTGTCGATAATTCAGGCGACAACGCTACGGACGGAACTGGAGCTGGCGGAGGCGGCGGTCTTGGCCAAGTAACTGCTGCCCTAGGAGCCGCTAATGGCGGCTCGGGCGGTGCTGGATCGGAATTAGGAACTCCTACACAAGTAATTGGGACTTCTTTTACATTTTACGGACCAGGCGGCGGTGGCGGCGGAAGTGGCGGGGTAGGTGTGTCTACAGTATCTAGCGGCGGTAGCGGCGGCCTGTTTGGTGGCGGAGGAGGCGGCGGAGTTTTTGGAGGTCTTGGTTCCTCTGGTATTATTTTTATCACCTACGAATCTCTCGCAGCGACCGGAAACATGTTTATGTTATTTTAACTATAAAAATATGCTCAATAAATATATAACAAGGACAAATAGATGACTTTTCCAGTTTCACCAACAAACGGACAACTAGCAACAGTTAATAACATAACCTATCAATATACTTCCACTTCTAACTCTTGGAGAAGAATAGTTGGTGGTTTTTCGTCTTTGGTTATTACAACAACTACACAGGCAACTTCTACTACAACAGGCGCCCTACAGGTAGTTGGCGGTACTGGTATCGGTGGTAACTTATATGTGGGCGGAAACGTTGTAGCAGGATCTACCCTAACTTTTACACCAGCAAACGCAAACTTTCAATACGGCGGAAATAGAGCAGGTTTTTTACAAGCCGCAATACAGAATGCCAGTAACAATTCTACAGCAACAACAGATTTTGTAGCATTTACAGATAACGGTAATGATCTAGGTGGCTATATAGATTTTGGTATTACATCTAGTGCTTATGCTGATCCTTTATATGATCTAAGTGGTCCAGGTGACGGATACTTATATGTAGTAGGAACTGGAACAAACGTTGGCAAACTTACAATCAGCACATATCAACCTCAAGATATTGTTTTCTCAACTGGTGGTGGAGATACTATACATGAAGTAGGTCGTTGGAAACATGCTCAAGGTCTAATTATAGCAACAACAACTGCTTCTGTTTCTACATCAACCGGTGCTCTACAGGTTAGAGGTGGTGTTGGAATAGCAGGTAGCCTGGCATTAGGCGGAGGTGTATGGCTGGCAGGTACTACAGGAACTAACGGACAAGTAATAACATCAAACGGTACAGGCGGAGCAACTTGGCAAACACCATCAGGTGGTCCAGGTGGCGGGAGTGCTCCTGTGTTTACATTTGGTGGAACTGGCACACCTATTGCTGCTACAGATGTTACACCGTATATACTGGTTAGATCTGCTGTGACTAGTTCTGTGTTGAGTCTAACAGCAAAAACTCCTCCTACAACAGCATTTAGCGTGTCTATTTTACGATCATCGGATGATGGTGCTACATTTCCGACTACCATAGGAACAGTGACACTGACAGCAGGTGATAAAGTCACAACAACCGTAGTGACCACAGTTTTAGCAGTAGGTGATATTCTGCGTTGCGATATCTTAGCAGTAAACGGAGCAGCAGATTGGAATTGTCAATTAGAAACAGTATAATAAAATTTTAGGATAAAAAATGCCACAAGTAATAAAATCAGAAATTAAACACTATACATGTAACGCAGTTAGTGTAACAGTTGAAGTAGCCGAAGAGGTTCGTGTTAATCCAAACGGTGAAACAACCTGCCCAGTATGTAGTCAAACTGACTCAAACTTGAGATTCACATCAACAATCGAATTTGATGACGGATATATTTTAGAAAGGTCACTATGACAAAAGAAATGATGATTGCGTTTAACCAAGAACGTGGGCAATGGGAATTAACACATCATTGTTGGATCAATCAAACTATGGTTGAGGCAGCAAGAGTCAAGGCATATAAGATGATGTCTGCTAGAGAAATCCCATCTAACGCTGACATTGAACGAAAGACAATGTTTAAAGAACGAATTCAAAAATTAGCCCAACCTGGCGGATTACAGTTAATTATTGCTGATTCGGCAAGAGGTGTGGATATATTCAAATCTACACAAGGAACAGGTAAAATAATTAGTTTACCACAACATATTTAAAGGAGAATTATATGGCAGCAACATGGCATGCTTTTACACAGGCCGCAGCATACGCAGCAAACAAACACATGTTAGATGTGTTTAACGGAGCGGCAAGTACCGCAACAGTGAGAATTTATCGTGCTTGGTTGTTTAACAATCAAACTACAGCAATTACCGGTGTTCTAAACTTTGTGTCGATCTTTAGAACATCGGCATCATCAGCAGGTACCGCAGTAACACCAGTGGCACACAATACATCAAACGCGGCATTAAATGCTAACACCACCGCAGGTACTAACAGAACAATTACTAACGGTGCTCAGTTTAGACGATTGTTAATGAGCCCAGACGAACCTACTGTAACCACAGCAGACTGGGACGCATTGATGTGTCTAGTACCCTTTGCTGAAATTTGGAACTCAGGCTATGGTGACTCTGTAGTTGACCCTGTGACTTGTCTAGCAGCCAACGCTCAAGGCTTTACTATACAAAGCATTACGCAAACGGTTGGTACAGCAGATTTGGAAATTGAATTTACCAATACATAATAGTTAGGAATTTAAATGGCAGAACAAACTTGGACAGTTAGAGCACGATGTTCGGCAGAACAAGAAGGTGGTCTTTTAACCTTCTTCAATGACGACCCAAACAGTGACTATGAATTTGAAGTTCGCAGTATAGATGTTAGAACTGTGCCGAGTTATGATCTAGTTGCTTTACCACAAGGATTAACGTTTACGAGAATAACTGCTCTCACAGGCGGTGACGATATTGATATGGCGGCTTATATTAGTTCCGCCGCCGCCATACCGTCGCAGGTTAAAATAGTTAAACTTCCTGATAATGTTACTGCCAGTAGTTCAATTTTTCGTCGTGTAACTCCTTTTGTTCAAAACTTAAGTTCAGTAGTTAATAATATCAATCAGTACGGTGCGTTAGGGAGACACATGAGGGCAAGTGCTTCTACATTATGGGATGCTGGAAGATTTGATGGAAATGAAGGTATTGTACTAGCAGAAGGACAAGGACTAGCAATTAGCCCAGTACTCGATACTGCTAATGCTTCTTTCATTGGACAAATTACTCTTGAAATAGGTACTAACACTTACACTGGTTTGTTTGAATTTCAACCTCCTACTGGTCAAAATGCTCAGATTGCAGTGTTTAACGGAGCAGGGTCAGGTGTGACTGTTTCTCTACTCAAGTTTGAACTTTGGCAACCGGGAGTTTCTACACAGGCTACGCAATTTTTAGATCAACCTAGCATTCGTGTTACTAGAGTTAATGACTTGAAGGCAGAAGGTGAAGCAGTAACTCCTGTTAGTCATAATGGCATAGCAGAATCTGTTCCATACTTAACTATTCGACAAGGAACATTAACAAGTCCAATTTCACTAAGTATTATTGGTGGTATTAATCCAGTTGATGATCTAGGTTATCCATTAACTAACGCAGTAGGTGCTGCTGCTTATCGACGAGCAAGAACTTTTGGACAAAGGTTGATTCAACAGGGAAATGCCAGTAAATCAAATAACGTATCACAGTTTGCAGGTGAATTTCAAAGTGCTATGCAATGGACAGATTATTTTACTACATATGGATACAAATATCAAGATGAAAGAGTTCAAGGATTTGTCATTCGTGGGGGAGAAGGTCTAGCAATTATTTCAAACAACAGTTCACCATTTAATGCTGGCCTTATTGTTAGAGCTACTATTATAGTAAGGAAAGTTCCTAGTTACTATTCGTATTATTGATTTCAAAAAAATCTTTCAATGCAATTTAATTGCATAATTAAATTTATGATTTCTAAAATATTAAATTTCGTTCGGGTAGGCGATTCCTGTTGATACACATTTAAAAAAATGAAAATAGCAATATATACAATTGCAAAAAATGAACAACAACATGTTGATCGTTGGGCAAAAAGTAATCAAGAAGCAGATTTTAGATTAGTGTGTGACACAGGTAGTACTGATCAAACTGTAGAAAAACTAAAAGAATATCAAGTCAATGTTATTCCTATTTCAGTTAATCCGTGGAGATTTGACGTTGCAAGGAATACAGTATTAAATTTATTACCAGCAGATATTGATATTTGCATATGGCAAGATCTAGATGAAGAGCTATTGCCTGGGTGGCGTCAAGAATTAGAAAAACATTGGGAACAAGATACAGCCATAGCTAATCACAAATATAGATATAATAATGGTGCATGGCAATGGCATAGCAAAATACATGCCAGACATAATTGTCATTGGGTAGGTCCCGTTCATGAAACTTTAAAATGGTCTATACCTGAAAAATCTATATGGCTACCTGAATTATTTTTAGATGAACATCAAGATGTTCATAAAAGTAGATCAATGTATCTCAATTTATTGCTTCAAAAAATTAAAGAAGGTGATCATAATTGGAGAACATATTATTTTCTTGCAAATGACTATCAAAATGTCAATGCAAATGAATCAATTAAGTATAGAATAGAAAGTTATAATGCATGTGACAAAAACGATCATCTCGTTAGATCTTATGTATCTCGAAATATAGCCAGACAATTTTTAGATCACAATCAAAATGAAGAAGCCGAAAAATGGTTTCTCATTAGTATTAATCATAGTAAAGAACGTGAATCGTTATTCTATTATGCTGATTTTTTATATAAGCAAGAAAAATGGGATGAATGTTATATTGCCATTAAGAAATGTATTTCAGTTAATATCAAGAGAGATGGATTTACATTTGATTCAAATGCATGGAGTTTTATAGGCTATGATTATGCTGCCATATCTGCATATAATATCGGACTTTATAAACAAGCAGTAGACTACGGTGAAGAAGCATCAAAATTACAACCAAATGATATTCGTTTAGAAAATAATTTAAAGTTTTATAGAGCAAAGTATGAACAAAGTTAAAACTTGTGTATATGCAATTTCATTAAACGAAATAAAACATGTTGAAAAATTTATGGAAGCCAATAAAGGTGCTGATCTTGTTTTAGTATGTGATACAGGATCCACTGATGGTACGCCTGAATTATTAGAAAAATTAGGAGCCAAAGTTTATAGGATAGTTCAACGTCCTTGGAGATTTGATATTCCTAGAAATACAGCTTTAAGTTTAATTCCAAATGATATCGATCTTTGTCTAAGTATAGATTTAGATGAATATCTACAACCAGGATGGGCTGATGCTATTGATAGAGAATGGCAAAAACATAATGGTAAAATAAAAAGAATAAGTTACGATTATATTTGGAATTGGAAAGAAGACGGCATAACTCCTGATTTAAGATTCTTTGCTGATAAAATACATCACCGACAAAATTTTAGATGGCGACATCCCTGTCACGAAACATTATATTGGGAAGGTGGAAGTGATTGCTTGCACATCACCTTGCCTGATGTAATATTACATCATAGAGCAGATAATGGAAAAAGTAGAGGGCAATATCTACATCTCCTAAAAATAGCAGTAGAAGAAGATCCTACTAATGACCGTATGAGTCATTATTATGGTCGAGAGTTAATGTTCAAGGGAATGAATGAAGAAGCCATTATTGAACTTACAAGACATCTAAGCCTGCCTAATGCTCAATGGAAAGAAGAAAGAGCAACAAGTCTAAGGTTTATTAGTCGTTGCCAACGATTTATTGGAAAATTAGTAGAAAGCCAAGAAACTGCAATAAAAGCAGTCATGGAATGCGATAATGTTAGAGAAACATGGCTAGAATTAGCTAGAATAGCACATATAAGAGATGACTGGCATACTTGTTTTTGGGCAGCTACAAAATGCTTATCAATACCTAATCCTACACAAAGTTATATGAATGATACTTCATGTTGGGGATTTGAACCATATGATTTAGCTGCAATTTCTGCATATTATTTAGGTATATATGAAAAAGCTAAAGAATACGGAAGTGAAGCTGCAAGATTAAATCCTACAGATGAAAGATTAATAAAGAATCTTGAATTTTATAACGGAAAATAAATCAAAAGTTTCTATAAATATATAAAATTAGGAATTAACATGCGAGCTCACGATATTATACGTAGTGTTTTAGATTTAATAGATGATATAGAAGGTACTAATCAACCTGCTATTATCAGTGTTGTTGAACCGCAACCTGAACCAACTGACGATGAATCTCGTAGATTACAACAAATAATAGACCTATTAGCTCAGTCATATCAAACTTATGACAATAGTCCTGCAGAAGTTGTAGCAGGTATTGATTCAGTTACAAAAAATGCCGGAGGAGGTTGGAATGGGCCTAAACATCCTGCTGATATTAGAGCAGATAGTGTTTCTATGTATCCTAATTTTCTTGCCAAGGAATAAATTATGGCATTAAATGGAATTTCTACATCTACATATAAAGCAGATAGACAAACTGCAAAATTAGATCTTGCTAAAGCTAAACGAGAAGGTAGATTAGTTGCTGATGATGGCACTGTTAGCGGAAGCATTGATCCTACAAAGCCATACTACAGAGATAGAAATACGTTAGATATTACTCAATTACCTACGGTCTATACAGCTGGTGATAATGACACAAATGATGTAACTGATAATCCTAACGTAGGAGGTCTTGTTTACGGGAGACCGTGGACAACATAATAATGGCACAAGATCGATACGCTAATAACTCTACTGCTTATGAACATCCTCAGGAGAGTAATCTTCTAAATATTCATAAGACCATGCAATACAATGCATCGGGGCAACCTGTTGCTCGTGTTCACGTTGATGGCATAACTTTAGAGGGCGATGTTATTGTCGATACTGTTAGTCTAAGTAGTAGTACGTTAGCGGCATTAGAAACCATAAATGTGATTCAAAGTAGTACACCATGGGTAGTGAGTGGTTCTGTTATAGTAAGCAATTTTACCTCAACTGTTAGAGTATCGAATAATGTTACTATTACTAATACTAGCTTTGCTATCACTAATTTTCCAACTACAAGTACAGTTTATCAAGGAACTAATCCGTGGACAATAACCGGTACAGTAACCGTTAATAATTTTCCCACAAGTGTTACAGTAACTAACTTTACATCGACTGTTAATGTAACTTCTTTACCGGCAATCAGCGGTACTGTGGTAGTAAGTAATTTTACATCAACAGTTAATGTAGCAAATACAGTAACTGTAAATCAAGGTACTACGCCTTGGCAAATAAGTGGCAATGTTGTGGCATCTGTAACAGGTACAGTAACACAAGCATTAGTTCCAGAAGCAACTGATGCTTTTGGTAGATTAAGAGTAAGTGATCCTACTACATTAGGTGACTACCATCACGTAGGAGGTGAAAATCCTGAAATGATATTAAAAACATCAGGTTCAGGAACAGGATCTGTGAATACATTAACAAGTGCTTACGTACTAAGTGTTGGAACTGGTACAAATGACTATGCTATACATCAAAGTTCAATGTATCATCATTATTTGCCAGGTAAAAGTCAACTGATAAATTCAAGTTTTGTGTTAGGCTCGCCAAGGACTAATACAGTTAAACGTGTGGGATATTTTGATGATTATAATGGAATATTTTTTGAACAAGCAGGCGATGGCACATTAGCTTGGGTTGAACGTAGATTTATAAATGGAACAATTACCGAGAATAGAATTACACAAAGTAATTGGAATAAAGATACTTGTAATACTTCTATATCAGGTGCCGATTCCGGTGCTGTAAATTTTGGAAAATTTGGATCTTGGACGTTAGATCCTACAAAAACACAATTAACATATGTTGATTTTCAATGGTTAGGAGTTGGTAGATTAAGAGTAGGCTTTGTTCATAATGGATTATGGGTAATTGCACACGAATTCTATCACAGCAATACACTACCTACAGTATACTGGACACAACCAAGTTTACCTATTCGATGTGAAATTAGAAATACAGGAGCCGCAACTGGTACAGCAGAGATGAATCAAATATGTGCCACAGTTATGAGCGAGGGCGGTTACTTTGAAACCGGGTTAGTTAATAGTTTAAATTCATCATTATTAGGCAGAGAATTAACTAATGGTGGAAGTACATTGCCTGTTATTGCTATACGATTGAAAAATTCTTTTAATGGACTTCCTGTAAGAGGAATAGTTAGAATACAACAAATAGGAATGTTATGTACCAACGGTCCTGTATATTATGAATTAAGACGATTTAATAGTCATACTGCAATTACAGGTGGTACTTGGCAAAGTTATGGCAATGATAGCATTATTGAATATAATACTACGGCTACTGGGTATTCGGGAGGTGTTGCAGTTGCAGGAGACTTTTTATCAGCTGCTGCGTCAAAGGGAACAACAAGTCAAGGAAGTATAGATAATCCTGTTGCTAATAAACGAGGATTTATTACACAAAACTATGATAGTACTGATAGTAATTGCTATGCATTAGTTGCTACAGCATTAGGTAATCAAAATAATATACAAATTCAAGTATATGGATCAATTCAATGGAGTGAAACACGATGAAAAAATTATTAGTCTTACTGGCTATGCTACCGGCATTAGCATTTGCACAAAAACAAATGCCTAGTGCAGTTTATGATTTTCCAATTACAAGAGTAATCGATGGAGATACTGTTGCGTTTCAGGCACCATTTTTACCACCTCCTTTAAAACAAGAATTAAGCATTCGTGTGTTTGGTGTCGATACTCCTGAAAAAGGCCATAGAGCAAAATGCCCACAAGAAGATCAACGTGGACAAATGGCTACTGCATTTACAAAACAACAAATCGCAAGTTCTCAACGTAGGCAAATTGTTCTTATGGATTGGGACAAATATGGCGGTCGTGTACTAGGTGACATTATATTAGATGGACGTAGCCTACGTCAAATGTTAATTCAAAATGGTTTTGCGAGAGAATATTATGGCGAAGCAAAACAAAGCTGGTGCTGATCGAGAAATTTGGTTTCATCTATACCATATCCTTTGGGTAATTGGTGTAATAGCTTTATTTGCTTTTTTAGATTGGTGGATAGCATTAATGATTATTGGAATAATTGGTGGATTTTTTGTTTGGTTTAGTTAAACCCACGCCTTAGGACCGTTAATCTTTACGGTGTGGAAATAGCGGCTGCTGCTAGTTAGACATTAACGCCATTCTGTCTACGAAGTGAGCACTAAATACATATTATGAGAATTACTGAACTCTTTGGACAACAAGACACTGCCAAAACATGGAAGTGGGAATACTTTGACAACGAAAATGTCTCTGCTAATTTTACAGTGGGGAATAAACCTTATCACTTTAGTGCAATTCAGTCTGAAGATGAAGCTCCTGGAGATTGGGATGTAGAATTTGCAGATCCTTCTGCATTTTCTCCATATGGTATAACAGGTTCAGGTCGTTCAGCTGAAGTATTTTCTACGGTTGTAGGCATTTTAAAAGAATTTATAAGCAAAAAAGGAAAGTCAATAAGACGTCTGTTATTTGCTGCTAAAGAAGGATCGAGACAAGATTTATATGCTAAGATGGCGAAAAGATTGTTGCCAGAATGGCATCTTACTCAAGACAACGAATATTTTATTCTAACTCGTCCGGGGTTAACATGGTGGGTTTACAGTGTTGAATTTTTTAAAATACCTGCTGTAAAAATTAAAGCTCAATCGGCAGATGAGGCAATACAAATTGCTCGAAATACTGTACCGGCATTTAAAGATGCTGATCCTAAAGGCATGGTAGCAAGTGCTAAAAATCGTGCAGGGGATATGGTATAATGCGAGCAAAGGAATTTTTATCAGAAGGATCAGGCTATCATCATAGAGCTGAAATTGAAAAACGTCAGAGTCCAGAACGTACCGCTCAAATTGAAAGAAATAACTCTCAAATACAAGCTCTTCTGTCTAAGTTGAAGTTAGTTCCATTACTACAACATCCTGTTACAAAAAAACCTATATATGTTTATGACAATGATGGTCGATATACTGTATTGGTAGATATAGGAAGTATTAGATTTCCTTTTTATAGGAGCACAGGATTGGGCGGAAAAGCAACAGTTGAACCCGACAAATGGTATCCTTTTTTTGGTATAGGACCGGGATCAGCCGGATGGATGAATAAAGGTAGTGAAAAAGAAATTAACAATTACTACGGTAGTTCACAATTAAAATCAATTGCAGACATTTTAAATTCTACATATACAAATCCTACTAGAAATTTTGACACTGTAGCAGGATGGAACGGATTACTTAATTCTCCAGAAGACGAAGCGCAATTTGTTAATACAATAAATCAAGGAATATCACCTGCCACTCGTGATGATGATAAAGGGTATCTTAAAAATAAAGCTAATATGTTGGCAAAATTAAATGTTAAACCTGTTGAACCTATTAAAAAAGACGAACCTAAAGCACCTACGCAGCCAACATCGGCATACGGCGATAAAAGTCTTCCTGACGGAAAATTTATGTTAGGTGGTATAGCAGGGCAAGTGATGAATAACAGCCCTGTTGGACCAATAACTAAATATATGTTTGACTTGATACGTAGAGAAGTTGACGAAAAGCAAAGTAGTATTGCTATTGGTAGAGAATTAACAAAGTATTTAGATTCTGCAAAATTACCGACAAATATCAAAGTAAATGATCTCGTTAGAAAATTTGGAAGTTATTCTTCGGATTATAAAAGGTTAAAAGATAAAAATGCGAGCTGAAGAATTTGATAATCCTAAAGAAAAATTTGTGGATATGTTCCGCAAATTCTTACCTGTTGCTATGAAGGTAATAGGATTAGAATCATTACCTAAAATGATATTTGAAAAAGAAGTTGAAAGTCCCGAACAACCAACTTTTGGTCAGTACGTTAATAACGAACATATATTAGCTGTAGGTCTAGCTAATAGACATCCTAATGATATTTTAAGAACTGTAGCACACGAACTAGTTCACTATAAACAAGATCTAGATCATAAACTTAATCACATGAGTGGTGCTACAGGAAGCCCGGAAGAAAACGAAGCACATCAAATTGCTGGTGTTGTAATGAGGCATTTTAATAAACGCTATCCAGAATTTCTAAAAGGTAAACCTATAGTAAGTGAAAGTCGACTTGGCTCTTTTGAGACTGAAAATGCAAACAAAGTAACTTTTGCCGGTAAAGATCCTAATGAATTTCAATCTCCTAAAGGTGGAAAACCAGTTATGGTTGTTGTAACTGATCAGGGAAGTAGGTATTTGATTACAAGTGATGGTATGGTATTACGTCATAAATCAGCACATGCAAATACTGGTGGAGAAGATGCAGGATTGCAAGCGTGGAGCGATAAAATAGAATTTTATGATCGTTCAAAACCTTTAGTGCCTGGTAGTATGCAGGCCATGGCATTTCCTGATGCAGTAACTTATCTTTTTGATAAAGGCAGAATTGCGTTAAGTAAAGGGCAAAACGGAGAACGAGTAGCATTAATTGCGGCTAACGGTGCATGGCGCCCTGCTACTATCGCTGATGCAATGCCAAAAGCAGTACAAGCAAAACCTGAATGGGGTAAAATTGTAATTAAAGCAGATGCAGGTACATGGGGCACACAACCTAAATTAGGGTGGCAACCTTTAGATTATAATCAACGTGCGGACGGTACACTAAACAGAGTTCATAACGGAAGCCCTGTTAGTCACGGCGCGAAAGTTCAGCAAAGTGCAGAAGAAGGTAAACATGTAGGGGAACGTTTAAACAGAACTAGTTCTAATGAACTAGTTATATTTGATATAGACGATACACTATTACACACTACTGCTCAAATTAAAGTAATCAAAGATGGTGTTCCTATACGTTCGTTAACTAATCAAGAATTTAACAATTACAAGCTAGGTCCCGGAGAAGAGTTTGATTTTGGTGAATTTCGTAACGCACAAAAATTTGAAGAAGAATCTGTACCTATTGGCCCTATGTTAGATAAATTAAAACAAGATTTATCTTCTGGAAAGAATGTAGTTATGCTTACTGCTCGTGCAGACTTTGATAATCAAAAAGCTGTGTGGAGAACTTTTAAACGTCACGGAATTGATATTAATCGAGATGTGCATTTATTTAGAGCAGGTAATTTGCCCGGTAGCGAAAGCCCTGCTGTTAAAAAAGCAATTCATGTAAGTAAATGGCTTAACACAGGAAATTATAGTAAGATTGTTATGTATGACGATAGTGAAAAAAATCTTACTGTATTCAAATCACTTGAGAAAAAATTTCCTGATGTTGAATTTGAAGCTCATCATGTTAGTGAAGAAGGTACTACTCGTCAGGTAGAAGAACGTAAAAAGAAAAAAATTAGACATGCGGCCTACGGTCCCGGTCCTTATGGGTGGTATGGTTACGATGCAGGATATAGTGGTGATAGCGGCGGAATTGAAGAAGGCCAATATGAGCAAGAAGCAGAAAAATATCGTGCCCAGTTAATCAAAACATTACCACATATGATGAAGTTTCTTGATCAGGCTGTTAAAGGATGGAGTCCATCTGAAGAACAGATGATGGCTGCTATTGACACTGCTTATAATGTAATGAAACTTACCGGTAACATTAAACAAGCAGGCAAAGCTATGATGGACGAATTAAACACATTACATAGAATGAGTCAAAATCAGCAAGGTATGTCAGAAAATTTTGCTGATGGTCGTAATCCTCAAGATAAAGGCGACAGTGCTAGACATGGTATTCGTAAAGGTATGAGTATAGCACAATTAAAAAAAGTACGTTCTAGTAAAACAGCAAGTCCACGTAAAAAACAATTAGCACATTGGCAAATTAATATGCGTCAAGGACGTAAAAAGTAAAAAACCCTAGTTTCCTAGGGTTTTTATTTTAGTAATTTAATATTTGGCTATGCCGTATTATAATAATTATTTTATATATTAACGTTTTGCGCCAGCATTAACAAAACTGTACATCTTTTCAGCAGTTTCAAGAACCTTATCTAGTCCAGGAAACTCAGGCATCCCTACGGTGCTAACAATTTGACCTGTCTTGTCATCGCGTTTGCTAGACATTTCCCATCCTTGAAATTTGAATTGGAATTCGTTGGTTACCATATCTTTTGCCATTGCTAGAATGTCTGTACGAATTTCGTATCCGTTCTTATTGAACTTAACTTCTGGCATCTTAGGTGTTTCAAAATTTGACATAATTTTTCTCCTTGTGTATGTATGTCTGTTGTACTGCGTTATTGCAGCACACATATTTATTATATAGGTTATATGTTAACTATACAATTAGATTGACAAATTAAAACCTACGATCTTGTTCAATAAGTTCTATAAATTTTTCACAATCTTCCCAGTTACTAAATTGTTTTAATAATTTAGTGTTATACGGAGTTATAGCTTTAACAATAATATCGTCATCTCCGAAGTCAGCAATGGTAGTTGTATAACCCCATTGATTGCGCCAAGCCCATTCTTGATAATCTATTACTTCAAAGTCATGCATGATGTAGTTAATACATTCCTCTAACATTATTTCTACGACGATATTCGTTTACTTCTTCTGCCCACTCTAATAAGTAGTCCCACATTTTTTTAATTAGCGCCATAGTACACCCCCGGAGTTATGTTGTTGATATTGTTGTGTTAATCTTTCTACATCGGCTTCATTTTGTGGATAGCGTGATGTAATGTATGCTTCTAGATGTTGACCATATGTACGGTCTGAAAACAGTTTTTTGAAAACTGTGAGTAGTTGTGTCATTTCTAACATTGTGTGTTACCTTTCTGTGTTTAGTATAGACTCATGGTTTCTACTAATATAATATTTATGCTGCAACCGCACAATCTTTATTTTTATCAATAATGAGATTATAATTAACAATACGCTAAATATCAAAAAGGAATTTGTATTTTGAAAAAAGCTACAAAAAGTTTATTAGAAGAATTAAATTCTATGTCCTTAAAAAAGGACAATGAAGCAGTCATCGAAAGTCGTGCTGCACATGTTATCAATAGTGCTATTAATTTAATTAATGCAATTAAAGAATCTTATGCACCTGATCAATCATATGAATTAGAACGTAGATTTATTAATAGTATAAGATCGGGTGATCCTAGCAAATTTGTTAGAGGTATTCGTAAATTAAGAGATAGTAAAGAGACAGCCAAAGGATTAAAAATAATCGAAGGAAATCTTAAGGAAGACGATTAATTTTTTTCAATTTGACTAAATAATTATACCATAGTTTCAAGGGTGAAACTTAAAAAGATCAAGGAGATTATAAAATGGCAACTTTAACAAAAAAGAACGAAGCTGTACAATTACCATTATTCAAGAACGGTGTAAGCCTACAGTTTTTCAAAGTAACATTCCCAAGTGATGTTAGCGCAAAATTAGCTGCTACAACAGCTGGTGCTCGTAGCCCAGTTGCTGCTGCACTAGAAGCAATTCAGGCTCGTGTAAGCGTCGAAGTTATGGCTCCACTACAATCAACAGGAACAGTACTTCCAATCGCTGTTGCTGCTATTGGTGGTGATTATCCTACAGATAATTATGACGGCGCATCTGGAACTGAAACAATGGCTGCTTATCTAGAAGATCTAGTACAAGGTGCCGGAACACATCAAAGTGTTAACTTAGGTAGCGCAACAGTTGTTGCTGGCTGGCCAGCACTAGCTTAATTTTTTAAATTAAGTATCCAAAAAGCGGCTTAGGCCGCTTTTTTTATCTATAAATATCTATAAATTATATAGGTATATTATGCAAGTTATAGAAATTCAAACATTAGTAGATATTACAGATAGTAAAGTAGTTAGACCAAACCAAGGGACAACACTAGAACAAGGTCAATATAAAAATTTTATAACATTAAAACAATGTTTAGAATTAAGATCTAATATTCAATATGAAACTAGTCCTTCGTTCGAAACTAAAGATATAAAAGATTCAGAGTTTGGTTCAAAGTATAAAGGTAAACATGTTGTGTGGACATTTAGATTTAGCCCTGAAAGATCAGGAGCATATGAAGATAATGGTAACTGGATAGGTGGACTATTCAATGATCTACATCAAGTACCAATTATCAAAAAATTGAATGAAACGATAAATATTGATAAAGCAGTGTTTGATATTACTGATCCTGCTTATAAAAACATTACTGTTAAAACAATACAAGACCCAATTTAAGGCATCATTAAGGCAACAAAAAAATGTATAAAAAATTAATTTTGGAGATTAATGATGTCGGGACCAACAGAAATTGAAAAAGAAAATTTAGAAGCACATGTTGAATTATGTGCCGAAAGATATAAACAATTAGAAACACGTTTAGGAACTATTGAGAATAAAGTTAATGATCTTCATATTACTATACAAAAAAGCCATTTAAACACCATTAAAATTTTAATCGGTACGGCTGGTACAGTCATTGTAGGTGTATTGTCTTTACTAGGTGTTATTATAACGAAATTACCACAATAATGAAAATACAAGAACTTATCCAAGAACAACAAACTATCGGTGGAGTAGGTACTACTTCAGGTATTACACAAACTATCGGCCAACCACCGGCTGCTGGTCAAGGTCAAAATCCATCAATGTCTGGAAATGTTCAAGCATTATCAGATCCTAAATTACAAGCTGCTACACTTGCTCAACAAAAACAAGATCGAGAGCAGAAGAAAAAAGAAGTTGCTGATCAAATAAAATCTATGCAACAGCAATTACAAAATCTTCAAAAGCAGCAACAAGATCTAAATAAATTACAATGAAAATCGTACATTTATTATCTGGCCCAGATGTTGCTTTGTCTAATCAAGAGCAACAATTCGCTAAAAAATATAATCATGTTAAAATCAATAGTTTAAGTGAGCACGAACAATGGTTGGCTCAAAACCTTGTTCGTAAAGGTATCTATACAATAAGTAAAGATAACGAAACTTTAATTAAACGATTAGATGAAAACAAATAACGACATTTATATTAGACTTACACAACTTAACAAAGATGTTAAAGATGATCTTAAACGTCGAGGTCTTGTGGTTCCTATAAAAAAGGACGAAGACACTATCCAATTAGATAAATTTTTGATTAAAAAAATTGATAACGGTTTCTATAATATTTTGAACATTAGAGGTAATGAAATCGTCCACGGTATAAACTTACCTCAAACTGCTGTTATCCTGGCTAATAAACTTGCATTAGGAAAATGGCTAGACTTAGAATTATTACAGTATGATAAAAAGTACGGGTTCGCTATGTTCGACGAATTAGTGCATAAGAGATCTATACAAAATAGTTTAAAGAAAAAAGAATACGATCGTGCTGAACTTATGCAAAACAAATATTCGATCGCTAAACATAAAAGAAATTATTATAAGAAACTCATAATCAATGACTATCAAAAACTATTGAAGTTTAGATAAATAAAATATCGTTCATATGGAAATGCTATGAAAACTTCTGATTTTAGAAAACAATTAACAAGTTCTCAATTACGTGAGAACATGAGCAAAATGTTTGGTATGCAAGTTACTCTAGAAAAATATTCTAGAGAACAATTAGAAGACATGCGTAACAAACTACGTACACGCATGTTTCAACATGAGGGTCAGTCTGGTATTAATGACCTACTTACTAATGAAACATATCAAAAAGACAAAGCTATGTTAGCTTTGCTTAACACAAGGATTAAAGAAATGCTAGGTGAAGACATCAAAAAACTTAAAGACAAAATGGTCGAACTAAGTGAAGCAAAAAAAGGTGTCCGTGCACCTAAATTTACTAAAAAGGCCCAAGGTACCAAAGCCGCTCAAGATTATGACGGTGATGGAACAATAGAAGAACCAAAAGACGAAGTATGGGGTTCACGTGCCAGAGCTGCTGCTCAAGCTGGTAAACCTTTCCAAGAAGGTATGAAAGATAAAGTTTGCTCTAAATGCGGTGAAAAGCATACAGGTAAATGTCCAGTAGAAGAAGGCTTTGATGATATGGAAAAAGCTGTTGCCGATCGTGCAGCAGCTGATAAAAAGAAAAAAGGTACAGGTAAGTTTGATGTAAAGAAAACAACAACCGGTACTAAGTATACCCGTAAACCAGAAACTTTCGATGACGGCGGCAAAGACAAAGATATGAAGAAGGCCGAAAAGAAGACTAGTGAATCAGTTGTTTCAGAAAAGGCCGAAAGCAAATCTCAACAACAAGCCGCTGGTATTGCATTAGCTGCAAAGCGCTCTGGCAAAGCTCCTAAGAAAGGAACAGCTAGCGCCGAAATGGCAAAAATGCCTAAAAAAGAATTAGAGAAGTTTGCAAAAACAAAGCATAAGGGATTGCCTGAAAAGAAAAAGAAAACAGATGAATCTATTTTAGCATTCCGTGCTAATGTAAAACTTGTTAACGAAGGTCTACGTCGTTTAATAAATGAAGACGAAGAAGAAAAAGCAAAGGCAATTACTGCTGCAAGTGATATGGCTAATGACTTTACTAGCTGGATGCAACGTGTTGGTCAATATCAAACAAAAGTTATGATTGAACTAAGCGATGAAATTCGTCATAATTTTGGTCAAGCTGAAGCAGAAGCATTTAAACAAGCAGTTGGTCCTGCTTTGAGCGCTACACTAGAAGTATTAACACAACAACGTGAAGCAATTAGTAATGCTATCGCAGCTCTTGCTGGAGAACAACCTCCTGCAACACCAATGGGAGCAGAACCTGGTATGGAACCGGCAGCTGAAATGCCAATGGAACCAGCAGGTCCTGATGAAATGAACACTCCTCCTGCAGATGAATTTGCTGCTAGCGATGCTGCCGCAGGTGCAGGTACACCAGGTCGTGAAATGCGCGAAAGTCGATTTGTTCGTAAATTGGCCGAGAGCCACTCTATTATTAGCAAGCTAGCAAAATAATGAAATTATTTGAAATAGCAAGCCCCCAGGACGCTAAAACAGTTTTAGATGTTATTAAGGGCTTGGCTAATAAAGATAGAATTCCTAGTGAAATTCCATTCGCTGCCTTTAAGAATTATATTAAAGGCGACGAAATTGGCGTAGGTACACCAGAGGCATTGGTTGCATTTAAAAATCAAGTTGACCCTACCGGTGATGTTATTCAAGATGTTCTAGATAACGGAACTGTTGTGCTTAATACTAAAATAAAAGGTAATGCACAAGACCAAACTCCTGTTCCTGGATCTAGCCCTAGTGTAGATCAAATGGCATCAAGCGCAGCTAGTAAAGCAATTAGCTCAAACATTTGACATTTGCAAATTAACTAGGTATAATTAAAGTTATGCCTATTTTTAACCCTCCTATATTTGTAGAACGTTTTCAATATAAAAACTGCGTTCAAATTAACGATCCTGTAACACGTAAACGTGTATATCAAACACCCGACGGTGAATCACTCCCTAGTGTAACTACTATCCTTAGTTCCACGAAAGATATGACCCATCTTAACGAATGGCGAAAACGTATCGGTGAGGATAAAGCTAATCAAATCACTAAAGAGGCTGCTGGGGTAGGAACCGCTATGCACGCCAACTTAGAAAGATTCATTGCTGGCCTACAACGACAACCGGGAAATAATCCTGTACATGTTCAAGCTAATAAAATGGCTGACATAATTATCGAAAACGGTTTGAACAAAGTTAACGAAGTTTGGGCAATGGAACAAAGTTTATACTTTCCTGGTCTTTACTCTGGTACTACTGATTTGGTAGGTGTTTATGACAACCAGCCTGCTGTTATGGACTATAAACAAACTAATAAACCAAAAAAAGAAGAATGGATTGAAGATTATAAAATCCAGTTAACTGCGTATATTATGGCTCATAATGAAGTCTATGGTACAGATATTCGCAGAGGAGTTGTGTTTATGTGTTCAAGAGATTTACAATATCAACAGTTTGATTTATATCCCGATGAGTTTGAACATTGGAAAAATCGTTGGTTAGATAAAGTAGAAGAGTACTACACTACAGGAATGCAAGGACTTAAACAGCTTCTAACTGGATAAATATCCTATATAGGGGATATTACAATGGCTGTAGTGGAAATTGCTCGAATACAAGTACGTAGAGGACAAGAAAATCAAACTGGTGTCCCTCAACTGGCCAGCGGCGAATTCGGTTGGGCAGTAGACACCGAACGTTTATATATTGGCTTATCAAGAGAAGATGGCGGAGCCCGAAATGATAACGTAGAAATTCTTACAGAAAATCACTTAAGAAATTTCTTTAGTACATTATCTCCACTTGCATCTACTGCAAGCTATGTTTACAGAGTAGGTACATTGATAACTGCTCAAGATAACATAAATGAATACGAACGCTCAATTCAAGATAGATTAGACGAACTAGATGTTAATATCGAAAACTTTGGATCAGTAGCCCAAGGTGGTGACGATACTGCTGTATTACAATATGCAATTGATAATCTTTTCTTAAATGCAGCTACACTACCGGGAAATCCTGCTAGAACATTAGTATTACCAACAGGTACTTTAAAAATATCCGAATCAATTTATATTCCAAAAAATACTAGAATTGTTGGACAAGGTCCCGGAAAAACAAAATTGCTTATTACTTCAACAGGTAGTCATGCACTACAAACAGTCGATTCTACTAGTGCAGGCGGAGTTAGCTTTATAACATTTCCTAGCATAAACAGTAATACTAAACCTGACTATGTTCATATAGAAGGTTTAACTATTGAAGTAGATTCATCTTTAGTTACAACTGAAGCTCTTAGCCTTATAAGTTTAGATTGTGCCAGTAATGCAATTGTACGTGATGTTAACTTTAAAGGATATTATACTGTAACATCACCAGCAAATAAAAATAATGCAGGCATTGATATTAGAGGTTCGGCTTCAGTAACTTCGGAAAATATTTTTGTTGATAATTGTACATTCGAAGGATTGTACTACGGTGTTAAATCAAATCATGATATACTAAATCCTCAAATACATAATTGTAAATTTAATGATCTAAATAGAGGTATTGTATTCAATGATCCTATTGATCCAATAGCTAGTATCGGCCCACGTTTTTGTAGAATTACTAATAATAGATTTAAAAATATTGCACAACAAGCAATATATGCCGGTGCTAGTATATCTACTACATCAACTAATCACTTATCAATGTACAATCAATTTATTAATGTTGGAAATAACATTGTGTGGGGTGAACTATCAACTACAGGAACATCTGTAATTAAATTTGAAAGCGAAGAAAATATTAGTATACATGATTATTTTAATAGACATGAAGTTCAATATTCTAATGCAGGAACAACATTAAAATATAATAGTCTAATTGAAGGTAATGCTGATATTATTTTATCTAATAACAGATCTGTTGTTATTCCTGCTGGTCTCACAAAATGTGTTTTACGTATAGCAATTACTGATTACGAACAATACATGGTTATTAAATATAATGCATCAAGTGTATTACCAGTATCTCGCTCAGGATCTTTAGATATTAATATAGGTAGAGACACAGATCCAACAGTGAGTATTACTGATAATTATAATTATGTTTCCGCAGCCGAAGGTAGTATAACTTGGGAAACCATTGTTGACTCCACAAACAAATGGGTTGAATTAAGAGCCACTAATGATGATGGCGACCCATTAACTATAGAACACAAAACAACTTTAATGGTATAAATGTTTAATCAATCTGTAGATCAAAGATTAACAGAATGGATTAATTGTAGAAATACACTGGAAGTTATTGAAGATCCATTACAATACGTTTGGGACTTTTGGCATCCAGCTCCATTCATTCCCTATAATAAAAATATAGATCCCTACTTTAAAAGAAATTGGCCTAGCCCATGGGAAATAATTGCCGAAAACAAATACGACGATTTTACTAGAGCATTAATGATATCTTGGACTCTTAAATTAACTAAGAAATTCAACCAATCTAAGATAGAAATAAAAACTTTAGTAGACTCTGAACACGAAAGAGAGTATAATCTAGTGTTTGTAGACGATAATTATGTTATTAACTATAGTGATAACGGGCCTGTTTCTGTATTAGACTTAATCGGTTCATTTAGACTACAAAATCTAATAGAAGTTGATACCCCAAGGTAAATATCTTCCTGAAATAATAATAAGAGGTTTTTAAATATGATCACAGTGGTCAAAAGAAATGGGGAATCTGTTCCTTTAGATATTTCTAAAATTCAAAGGCAGGTTGCTTATGATTGCAAAGGAATAGACGGTGTTAGTCCAAGTATGATTGAAATCAAGGCTCAACTTGAATTCCATGATGGGATGACCACAAAAACTATCGATGAATTGCTGTTAAAAGCAATGGTTGATTTAATCGACGAAACAGAGAACTCCGAGATTAATAATGTTAACTATCAATATGTGGCAGGACGTCAAAAGGTCAGTATGCTACGAAAAGAAGTCTACGGAAGATATACTCCTCCTCCGCTTTATGAAATTGTAAAAAAGAATATCGAATTGGGAATGTATACTCCTGATTTACTTAAATGGTATTCTAAAGAAGAATGGGATATTATCGACCTATTCATAGACCACGGTAAAGACGAAGATTATACCTATGCAGCTATTGCTCAACTTGCTGAAAAATATCTTGTACAAAATCGAGCAACGGGAAAAATTTACGAAACACCACAGGTAAGATATGCAATTGCTGCTGCAACTGCTTTCCACGCAGAACCACAAGATAAAAGATTGAAATATGTTAAAGAATATTATGAGTGCGCTAGTGATGGTCACTTTACTTTAGCAACTCCTGTGCTTGCTGGGTTGGGTACTACTACTAAACAATTTAGTAGCTGCGTTCTTATTTCTAGTGACGATACCTTGGATAGTATATTTGCTGCTGGCGAAATGATGGCCAAATATGCTTCAAAACGAGCCGGAATTGGCTTGGAAATTGGCCGAATTCGACCCTTAGGAGCACCAATTCGTAATGGAGAAATTAAACATACGGGTATGATACCATTCTTGAAAAAATGGTATGCGGATCTACGTTCATGCTCACAAGGTGGTATTCGTAACGCAAGTTGCACAATTACTTTTCCTATTTGGCACTATCAATTTGAAGACCTAATTGTTCTAAAAAATAATCAAGGAACAGAAGAAACTCGTGTACGTCAAATGGATTATTCTGTAGTCGTTAATGCTATGTTTTGGCGTAGGTTTAAACACGGTGAAGATATAACACTTTTTGATCCGCACGAAGTTCCGGATCTTTACGAAGCATATTATAGAGATACTAAAGAATTTGAAAAACTATACTTACATTATGAGCAAGATAAAACAAAAAAGAAAAAAGTTATATCCGCCGAAGAACTTTTCAAGAACGGCATACTTAAAGAGCGTACGGATACTGGAAGAATCTACCTTGTCAACATCGACAACGTTATCAACCAAGGCCCATTTGATACAAAGACTGACCCGATATATCAATCAAATCTCTGTCAAGAAATACTCTTGCCCACCAAACCTTTTCAACGAATTGAAGACCCGGAGGGGAGAATTGCTCTTTGCACTCTTGGATCGATAAATTGGGGTGCTTTCCGCAACCCTCAAGATATGCGTAAAGCATGTCGTGTACTTGTTCGTAGCTTGAGTAACTTACTTAACTATCAAGACTTCTTGAGCATTCAAAGTAAATTGGCTAATGAAGACTTTGAACCACTTGGTGTTGGTATTACTAACTTAGCATATTGGCATGCACGTCGTAATTTAAAATATGGTGAGACTGATGCACTTGCCGAAGTTAAACGTTGGATGGAACATCAAGCATATTATCTAACTGAAACTAGCGTTGAACTAGCACAAGAACGTGGTGCTTGCAAACGTAGCGAATTCACTTACTATGGCAAAGGTGTCTTTCCTTGGGAACGTAGAGCCGCTGGTGTGAATGAATTAACTGACTTTACTCCTAAATTAGATTGGGAATTGTTACGTACAAAAATGAAACAATATGGTATACGTAATGGAACCCTGATGGCAGTGGCTCCTGTTGAGTCTAGTAGTGTCGTCCTTAATTCTACCAACGGCATAGAAATGCCTATGGAAATGATCAGCGTTAAAGAAAGTAAAGCCGGCTCATTTGTACAGGTTGTTCCGGATTACAAACGATTAAAGAATCGTTATCAACTAATGTGGGAACAAACTGATTGTATCGGTTATCTTAAAACGGCCGCTGTACTAGCAGCCTATATTGATCAATCACTTTCTACAAATACTTTTTATAATCCAGCACATTTTAAGGGCGCAAAAGTCCCTGGAACTTTAATTTCTAAAAACTTAATGCTGGCTTACAAATGGGGATTAAAAACTATATACTATAGTTTAATTAATAAAGTAGGTGCTAAGGCAAATATAACAGGAACAAATATGTATCCGTTATTAACTGGAACTACAATTCCTGCTGTTGGCATTACATCTCCTCTGAATACAACAGCAGATGAAGATTGCGAAGCTTGTAAACTCTAAATTAGGAATCACACTATGTCACACGCACAATATAATCTATCCACTAAACCAAACTATCTAAAACGTAAAATGTTCTTGGATCCAGAAGGCCCTGTAACAGTACAACGTTTTGAAGAAGTAAAATATCAAAAGCTTCAAAACTTTGAAACACTAGCAAGAGGTTTCTTTTGGGTCCCAGAAGAAATTAGTCTCACTAAAGATAAGATTGATCACAAAGAATCCAGTGAAGCTATTAAACATATATTCACTAGTAATCTATTAAGACAAACAGCATTGGATAGCATTCAAGGTCGCGCACCAAGTCAAATTTTTGGCCCTGTGTGTAGTATTCCAGAATTAGAAGCATTGACATTGACTTGGGGTTTCTTTGAAACTAGTATTCATTCTAAGAGCTATAGCCATATTATACGAAATGTCTATGGAGTACCTAAGGATGAATTTAATAAAATTCACGACACAGCTGAAATTGTTGGTATGGCTGCAAACATAGGAAGGTATTATGAAAATTTACATCAGCTTAATTGCCGTAAAGAATTAGGCGAAGATATTCCAGTCTATGATCACAAACGAGCAATTTGGCTTGCATTACATGCTTCATATGCTCTCGAAGCATTACGATTCATGGTATCATTCGCTACTAGTCTTGCTATGGTAGAAAATAAAATCTATATTGGTAATGGAAATATTATTAGTCTAATTTTACAAGACGAAATTTTACATGCTGAATGGACAGCTTGGATAATTAACAATGTTGTAAAAGAAGATAATGATTTTGTAAAATTACAAGACGAATGTCGAGATGAAGTATATCAAATGTATATGGAAGTAATCGACGAAGAAAAATCATGGGCAGACTTTTTGTTTAAAAAGGGTGTGGTTATTGGTCTTAACGCTAATATTTTAAAAGACTTTGTTGATTTTACAGCATTTAATCGATTAAAAGATATCGGAATCAAATATCTTTCTGATCATCCAAAGTCAACACCCATTCCATGGTTTAACAAACATGTGAATATTAATAAAAAACAAGTAGCGTTACAAGAAACTGAATCTACTAATTACGTAATTGGTGTAATGAGTGATCAAGTTGAATATGAAGCACTACCAGATTTATAAGGATTAAAAATGGCAAAAATACAAACAAAAACCATTGTAGTAAGATTTAATAAAATAGTTAAAGATAAAGATTCAACATCTTTTGTTATTTCAGAAGATGTTGCAAAGACATTAGAAGAAGTTGCACAAGAAATGTGCGATTCGTCAGTTATCGTAGAAGTGGAGGAAATCGATGAATAATGTAATTTTATGGAGCAAATATCATTGCCCTTATTGTGATCAGGCTAAAGCGTTATTAAAACAAAAAGGTATTCCTTTTGAAGAACGTAAAATTGGCGATGGATGGTCAAAAGAAGAATTGCTAGAAAGTTTGCCAACTGCTCGCACTGTTCCACAAATTGTTATTAACGGTGAATGCATTGGTGGCTTTATTGAATTGAAAGAATATTTAGGTGTAGGAAATGTCTATTAATTATTCCTCAGATGTTATAACTTCTGGATCAGATGAAGATACCATTACTATTAATAGTAGTACATTAGATGATATTATGCATTCTACTATGAGCACATCTTTGAATTATTCAATTAACAGCTCTGGTACAATAGGAACTGCTGGGCTTGGTAATTATACATTTACAACAGATGGAACAGGATATGCTCAACCTTGGGTAACAACAACTGGTGTTCCACATACATTAGATGTTAAAGGTGATGCTAACTTCGAAGGTGATATTAAATTTAAAGGTCGTAGTCTAGAAGAACTATTTTCTAAAATAGAAGATCGGTTAGCGATCCTACAACCAGATCCTGCAAAATTAGAAAAATACGAAGCTTTACGTAAAGCATATGAACATTATAAGCTAATGGAAAAGCTTATAGGCGAAGAATAAACTAAGAAAGAAAATTATGTTAATCTCTAAGGGTATAGCTGTCGGCGAAATTGTCAGCATTAAATTAATTACAGGCGAAGAACTAATCGCAAAGCTAGAAGAAGAAACAACGGATTATATTAAGGTCAATCGACCATTAACAGTTAGCTTAGGTCCGCAAGGATTGGGTATGATTCCTTTTGTATTTCTTGCACAAAATGAATCAATTAAATTAAAAATGGATCACGTATTAGTATTGGCAGCATCAAAAAAGGATGCTGCTGACCAGTACATTCAAGGTACAACAGGTATCGCTCTCAAGTAAATAATATGTAAAGGAGAGATTTGTATGCCCTACGTTCCAGGTGTTACAGTACAAGGCAATAGCGGCCTTCCGGAAGTAAGAGACGTTTATAACAGCCCTAATGTTTTTGCAAATAATGTTGAAATAGCATTATGGAAAGAAGCAGTTGATACTGCTGCTTTTGTGCTATCATTAACTACACCTGAAAATACTTATGTATTCGAACAAGTTGACGTAGATCATGTCACTCCAGAAACTGCTGCATATGTTGCAAATTCAACAGAATCAGCAGTGTATGTAGGAACATCAACTGGAGTGATGTCCGGGTTAACAACATCTCCTACAACTTCTCTACCTATCGATGAATCAGGAAATACTGTTAATACTTCTACAGCAGCGGTATTAACAGCGACATATCAAGTTACTAATTGGGATCAATTTAATGATAACAATATTCCTTATGATACGTTGATGTTAACTCCAAAAACTTCTTTAGCTACATTTACAACTAAAGCAGCTTTGTGGAAAAATCAACCTACCCCATTGGGTCCTAAGGCTCAATACTCTTCAGGTAGTGCAGGTGATAATAAACATATTATAGCACAAGATTATTATGTAGGTGGAAAAGTAGCAGGTAGGCTTACAGTTCCTCAGATACTTCATAATTTAAGTAATTTGGCTAAAAATATCTACGAACCATTAAAAGAAAAATATCCTAACATAATAGTAACTAATACCTTTAGACAAAATCCGCCAGGTGGCCAAAGAACGCAGGCACAACATGGGCTAGGAATGGCAATGGATGTTGTATTTCCTGGAGCAAGTGCTACTGATTATTATAATATAAGTTGTTGGATTAGAGATAATTTACCAATCGATCAATTACTTCAAGAAAAAGCAGGAAGTACACGGTGGATACATATAAGTCATTACAGTGGATTCGGATATCAAGTACCAAAAGTGAATAAAGTTGCTAACTGTATTGTGAGTCCTAGTTATAGTTTTGTCCCCGGATTGAGCATTATGGCTTAATTTTTTCTTGACTTATTTTTATTTCTTTGCTATAATTATATTATATTGAAAAAGGTAGTAATATGATTCAAGGTAAAGTTAAATGGTTTAATAATGCTAAAGGTTTTGGATTTGTTGTTCCTAATGAATCCAACGATGATGTATTCATTCATTTTAGTCAAATTAAAATGGACGGATATCGTACACTTAAGACTGGACAACAAGTAGAATTTGATCTGGTTGAAAGTGACAAAGGTAAGCAAGCTCAAAACATTCAACTAGTAAAGGAATAAATTATGTATCGTTATCAACTTTGGATTCGTTTGAATTCTACACAAACTGCTCATGTGATTATCAATGCCGACAACGATCTTCAAGCAAAAATGCTTGGTGAAGCACAATACGGAAACGGTAATGTATTAGGTTATACACAAGTTAGTTAAATATATATGCTTTTGTAGGGGTAAAATTTACGTAGTAGATTGATGGAGTGAGAGGCTCCATGGCTCGGCAGAGGCTCTACACGCCCTAGGAAGTCTGCTAATTTAATTATGATTGAAGCTTGTTTATTATTAGTAGTTATTGCAGCCCTAGTTTGGCTAGATGACTACTATAATAGACGATGATTATTGCTGTATGAAGCAAAGAGAAACGTGTTCCGGACGGCGGTTCGATTCCGCCCAGGTCCACCAGAAGTATTTTAACAGAGACGGACAAGCTCGGGCGCAAGCCAGGAGAGGACGAAATTAGAATGCTTCTGATGGGCCTGACCAGGTTTCGACGGGGTAAAGAGTAACAGAGTGGACAGCACGGTAGATGACGACCGTAAATCGCATAAAACTATAAATGCAAATGATGCATATTTTGGAGAAGAGCGCCTAGCAGCGTGACCTCCAGGGGGCAGGAAAGGCCTTATTACCCAACAAACCTAAAAAGCACCTTCGGGTGCTTTTTTATTTTATCTCTGCATATTTTAAAAGTAAATATCTGATATGAAAGATGAATTTCAGTTAGTCGTTTTGATCTGCAAACAAAAACAAAAACAATAAATATATTACAGTTGAGGAAAATTATATGTTTTTATACGAAACTCTTACGATAGATAGACTTCATTTTTATCCGAGTTTAGAAAATACAGTGTATGCTGTACAGTATACATATACATTTGATAACCTAGTCGACGCTGAAATAAAATTTACTAAATTAGTTGGCTTACCATTACCTCAAACAAATTTTGTTCTTTATGATAATCTAACAGAAGAAATGGTTAAACAATGGGTAAATCAATATGATAGCGAGACTATCGATTTATTTAGAAGAAAATGTATATCTGATCTAAATGATCGGAATAGCCCACAGGAAACTCCTCCAAGTTTACCTTGGGATAATTAAAAGGAATTATAATGATAAGTTGGAAATGGAAAATTAGAGCATTAACGTTGCGTCCTAGCTTGGATGCATTAACTAATGTTGTTGCAACAGTACATTGGGATATTGTAATAATAGAAGAAGACAACACTGAGATAGTAGTTAATTCTGGTTATACATACTTGACACCTCCTGCTGATGGATCACAATTCGTTGCTTATGAAAATTTAACAGAACAAGAATGTATAAATTGGATAAAACAAGTGTTAGGACCAGTTAGAACAACAGAATACGAATCCGAAGCTGAACACAGAGTTCTACTCAAACAAGGTGTAGTAGCTCAAAATACTACAACATTTCCGTGGTCAGCATAAACTAATTCTAGAGATACAAATATGAATAGATTTGATGAACTTTTTTCTTTAAAAGATATAACCACTTATTCTAACACTTTAGGAATTACTGAAGATGTTAGAAAATCCTATGTTGGTTTTACAAGAAAAATTCTAAATGAACATAATGTTAAAAAAAGTCAAAATGTTAAATTAAATTGTTATCAAACAATTTTTCCAAAAATAGAAAAAAGAAAAAAGTTTACAGGGTTTGAAAAATTTGTTGATTTAGAATTTAAAATTAGAATAAAATTATTATCAATGACATCTCCAAATCCTGATACATCAGTAGCTTATGATAATAACCATAAACATATTAGCACTCCTGAAGAATATGTAGATTTACTTGTTTCTGAAATAAAAAAAGAAAAAAAAGAAAAATTATTATACTTTAGTGGCGGATTAGATAGTGAACTATTGGCCTATATTTTATTAAACAATGATATTGAATTTACACCAGTAATTTTTCAATTATTAGATAATAATGACGAAGTTTCAAACGCAGAAGAAATATCATATGCGATTAATTTTTGTAAAAAATTCTGTATAACTCCTATAATAGAAAATTTGTATATTGAAGACTTTTGGACAAGTGATGAATTTTTTACAATGGCTGAAGAATTTAACATAGTTAGTCCACATGTATTAACTCATGCCAAAATGATTCTTATCATGAATGAAAAATTTCCCGATCATGCTCATTATTTCGGCGGGGAAGTTAGATACATAATGGATATACCGAGAAATGAAGAAACAAAATTAGATTTAGTTTTTTCAGAAAAATTAGCAAAAGATACATTGTGGTATTTTCCTGCAGGACCTCTTGTAATACCTGAAGGGTTTAGTAACAGTGTTACTACAAATAGTGTTACTTCTTTATTGTGGTATGGTTGGACAAATATGGCTTTGGCTATTGTCGGCGGCGGCGGTTCAGGTGGTCTAAAAATAGGTGCTGTTGCAGGTGGTGGCGGTGGTGGTGGTCAAGCTCGGACAGTTACTCTTACAAAACCGTCAGCAACATGGATTAGGGCTATTTTTGTAACTGCTGGAAAGGGAGGTATTCCGACAGCAGGTCAAGAAGGTTATTATTCCTCTGTTTCTTTATTTGAAGACACTGCAGGATTTACAGTATGGAAATCAATGCAGGCTACAGGTGGCGGCGCGGGATACGGAAGTTTTGATCCAGGAAGAGGCGGTTATGGAAAAATAGGAAACAATAATGGATCTCCTACTGCGGACAACGGAAGCTCTTTAACAATAGACAACGGCCAAAGGATTGGCGGTAATGGTAATGCCGCGAGTGGACTTAATAATGGAGGTGGAGGTGGTAGCGGTGCTGCATTTGGCGGTGATCCTACAGTTTCTGCAGGTGGTAACGGGGCAGATGGTCAATTTGTAAATTTAGCTATCACTGGAAATCCGACAGGCCAATTTGGTGCAGGTGGAGGTGGAGGCGCTAATCAATCAACATCAGCAACAGGGGGGATAGGAGGATTAGGATTCGAGTCTTCTTCAGTACCAGCAGGTGGTGACGGTGGTGACGGGAGCGCCTTAGGAAATGGTCAAAACGGAGTTAACTACTTCGGTGCCGGGGGTGGAGGCCAAGGTGGCGGTTCATCAGCAGGCAGTGGCTCTCAAGGATTGATTAGAATGCAATATTGGAGAACTTAAGTAACACATAATGATTTACTTACTAGATGAAAAATTAACGGATCACTCTCACAGTAAATACATTTTAAATATTATTAAAAATCATACAGATATTGATGTAGAACTTATAGAAGTATCGCAACAACCTACTGTAGGAGAAATTGATAATATAGTTCAAGATCTACATAAAAAAGTTTTGCCAACAGACATTGTTTTATGCTGTTGGGTAGTTGAAGCAAATGAAATAATTGATGATATTTTTGATGACCTTTCAAATCAATGTTGGGTAGTTGTTGCAGCAGGTAACTTTAACAATGATATTACATTTTGGAGCCCTGCTAGAGCTAAACGTGTTATAACTGTTGCTTGTCTGAATAAATCTGGCATAAAGGCAAAGCTTTCGAATTACGGAGAAAGTAAAGAACTAGTTTGGGTACCTGGTACTAATTATAATGTAGGTTGGAAAAATAGTAGTGGAACTAGTGTTAGTGCAGCAGTCTATGCAGCATTTTTGGCTGAAGCCATAAAAGAAAAAAACTTAGATGTTTTAACTGATTCATTAAAAAAATATTCGATAGCAGTTAAAAATGAACTGTCGTGAATAAATGATTTGGTAAAAATAAATATTATTCTATGTATAGATTATTCATGCCTAAGGCGTTATAATATATACATACATAGAAATATGTAATTTCATTAAACTTAAAGAGGTAAAATATGAAATCAATCGTTGCAACGATCGCTGCTCTTTTCGCAGCAACTGCTATGGCTCAAACTCCTGCTCCTAAGGCAGAAGAAAAGAAGCCCGAAGCTAAACCTGCCGCTGCTGCTCCAGCACCTGCTCCTGCTCCCAAGGCAGAAGAAAAGAAGTGCGACCCAGCTAAGGACAAGGATTGCAAGCCTGCTGCAAAGAAGGAAGAAAAGAAGGCTGAACCAGCTAAGAAGTAATTCTTACTTGTTCAAGATAAAGGCTACTTCGGTAGCCTTTTCTTTTGACAACATCAGTAGAAACACTTATACTAAATAATCATTTTACAGACGGAGAAAAAAATGAAGACAACTATTATCGCAATTTTAGCCGCAACTTTATTTGTTGCTTGCAGTAAGAAAGAAGAAGCCAAGCCTGCTGAACCAGCACAAGTTATTGCTCCTACTCCTGCTGCACCTGCCGCAAGTGAGCCAGCTAAAACTGAAGAAGCTAAGAAGTAATTTTAGCTCGATCAAAATAAACCCGCTTTATGCGGGTTTTTTATTTTGTAACAATTTTGTAATCATTTTCTGCTACTATAATAGTAAATATTTTTACACACAATAAGGAGATTACAGTGAAAAAATTATTTGCAATTTTACTTGCTACTATTGGCATTACTGCATCGGCTGCTGATATCACAGGAGCGGGTGCAACATTCCCATTCCCTGTTTATGCTAAATGGGCAGAACTTTACAAGAAAGAAACTGGCGTAGGCCTTAACTATCAAAGTATTGGTAGTAGTGGTGGGATACGTCAGATAAACAACAAAACTGTTACATTTGGCGCAACAGATGCACCCGTTAAAGGCGAAGATCTGGAAAAGAATGCTCAAGTTCAATTCCCTGCAATCATAGGTGGCACTGTTCCTATTATTAATTTGGATGGATTTAAACCAGGTGAACTACGTGTTACTGGTCCTGTAATGGCCGAAATGTTTTTGGGTACTATTTCAAAATGGAATGACTCTAAACTTGCTGCATTAAATCCTGGTAAGAAACTACC